ACAGTATCTTGTGTTGCACAGATTCTTGAGTCAGCAGCAAAGACATTAAATGAGATAAGAAAGATTATAAGATACTTCATTTAGAAACTTAACGAGGTCTTGTTTTGAATTTTTTAAATGTTTCGACTGTAGATTTATATTGCTCTGGCACTTCTTTATGAAATTTAAGTTTTCCAGATTTATCCTTTAGTTGAACACCAAATTCATCTAGTGTTGGTACCGTAATACTCACCAAATTTATAAATGGTTGTTCAACTAAAGTAACAAATGAGTCAGTATCACTCGCAAATACCTCATTTTTTACTGATTTTGTTGTTGCTTTTTTAGTTGTATAGATGGCAAATATAACAAAGATTATCCCAAAACTCATTGCAATAGTTAATTCCATTTTAAATCCTTTATATTTTAATTGTCAAACCAATAGTATCTTTAGGAAAGGCAAAATAAGATGCAATTTCCTTTGTGTTATACCCATACGAATTTATTATGATGTTAGTTTCCTACCACCGAGGCTATTATTCATATTTTATATGTAATTTGCAATAATATTTCTAATTTCTCATATTAAAGTTGATAGGTTATAGCAGCTACATCTTCAATTGTTATAGCTGCTATAACCGAGTCTTTTAGTGCTCTTGCTTTGTAGTGAATAGTCGCAGAGAACTCTGCTAAAGCAGCTGGCATTGCCAGCATTTGAGCTTGATTCAGTATAAGTATAGAATTGTCCTTTGCTGTCCAGTTTACCGAAAAAGCAGGATTAGCTGCGGCCGCTTGTGCAGCTATACCGATGCGAATAATACTTACTTGATCTGAATCAATTACCTTACCCATGTAGGTAAAGCCTTCGGACTCTTCTTTGTCGCGCAGATAATTTATTTCCTGAAGCTTCTGTGTCTTTGCGTCGTCTAAGCTTGCTGACTGCTGTATATCATCTGGTTCAATTGTGATACCCAAAGCAGCTAGCTGACTCGGCTCTGCCAACTGTAGCCAGTTGCTAGGATATTTAGTTTCGTTATGCTGAAACTGACCTCTGATGTAATTACCATTTAATTTGTAGCGCATTGTTACTCCTTATCCATCTGTGTCTTATTTCGTTTTTCAGTAGTGCGGAGTATGGCGGCTGTATGGGCTTCTTGATTGGTAATTTGTGCCTCTAATGCATTATAAATATCATCCAAATACTCCATCTGCAGTATGGTTGTGCTTAACCTACCTAATATATCAGTTCTACGCTCACCATCAGCTAAACCTTTTAGTAACGCCTCAAAATTCTGCTTATCAAATTCGTAGTGAAAATACTCTACCTCACGGGCATACATAGCTTCCGCTAAGGTATCGTCACGATATTGTTGGCTTAATTGTTTATAGTTCATTTATTTTGTTCCTTTGGTAGTTAAAAAAAAGCTACTCCGTTTGCACCGCCTGTAGGCAATGTAGCGGGATTAGCAAACTTAGTTCCAAACCCACTACCACTCCAAGGATATGCAGATACATATGGAGTGATGCCAATGCTTACGGCTATAGCTGTACTATCAGGTGAAAAGGCTACTCCGTAGCTACTGCCTGTAGGCAATGTTGCAGGATCAGTGAACTTAGTTCCAAACCCACTACCACTCCAAGGATATGCAGATACATATGGAGAGTTGATATGGCTTACGGCTATAGCCGTACCATCAGGTGAAAAGGCTACTCCGTTTCCAGTGCCTGTAGGCAATGTAGCGGGATTAGCAAACTTAGTTCCAAACCCACTACCACTCCAAGGATATGCAGATACATATGGAGTGGTGGCATGACCTACGGCTATAGCTGTACTATCAGGTGAAAAGGCTACGGAGTAGCCGTTACCTGTAGGCAATGTAGCGGGATTAGCAAACTTAGTTCCAAACCCACTACCACTCCAAGGATATGCAGATACATATGGAGAGTTGCTATGACCTACGGCTATAGCTGTACCATCAGGTGAAAAGGCTACTCCGTTTACGCCGCTTGGTGGCAATGTAGCAGGATCAGTGAACTTAGTTCCAAACCCACTACCACTCCAAGGATATACGGATACAAATGGAGTGATGCCATAGCTTACGGCTATAGCCGTACCATCAGGTGAAAAGGCCATTCCGATTCCGTTGCCTGCAGGCAATGTAGCAGGATCAGTGAACTTAGTTCCAAACCCACTACCACTCCAAGGATATACGGATACATATGGAGAGTTGACATGACTTACGGCTATATAAGCGGCAGCCCTAGCTCCTACCGCTCCGCCCATCATTACTAATGAACCTGGAATCATTATGACACAGCCTTGCTTAATGCAGCATGAATTGAGCCTGTTGTTCTAACGACGTAGTCAAGTCTGTCTACTGAGTTTATTGCTGTAGATAATACAGGTACAGTGCCACCTGCAAAATCCCAAGCAGTGTTATAGGCAAGTGTTCTTGAACCCGTGGCATCTTGAATAATAAAGATACTTCCTGATTGCCCTTCTACTAAATTTGTTGGTAATGCAAGAGTGGCATTGCCTGTAAGAGTTAAGGTAAAGAAATTACCTAGTGCAAAGTCAGGAGTTATGGTTGCTCCTGAAGTGAGAGTATTAATCTTCCCGTTCGTGGCGGCACTAAATTGAAGCGCACCAGTTATTCCTGTTGAGTTGAACTTAATAGTCTCAGTACCGTTAAAGGTGAGTGCTGTGTATGTTGCTTGTGGAACGATTGCTGTTGTCATTGGTTACTCCCACATGATGTTAATTGAACCTGCTGATGGAGTAGTATCGAACGTGTCCGTACCATTTACAGTGGTAACTGAAAGAGAATCTAATACACCTGCTAGAGTTTTAGAACCTGTGCAGGTAAATGAGTTACTTGCCGCATTATTTGTTCCGCATACCCCTGCGAATACATATGTATTACCTGTTCCAATTTTTGTTATGGTATAAATTGCACCATGTGTGTTTGCGGAACTTCCTGAGTATGAACCTAAGAACCCTGTTGTGTTATTAACTGCGGCATTAGCTATGCTTGTGGCTACTGAAGAATATCCTGTAGTTTCTAAAACACCACCAACACCAAGTCTTATTAAAAAGTTTGAAGTGCCACTTGTACTTACACTATTCAAAGAAACTGTAATTCGTTTAGCCCATGATGGAATAACACTTGTAAATGGTATTGAAGTCTGTCCTGCACAAGTTACTTCTGAACCTATTGATAACTTACTAGAGGTTAATGTTTCACCACTTGCTAATGTCACCTTACCATCACTCGCCACCGTTAAAATATCACCTAGCGAACCATCTGAGCCACGTGCGAGTTTTGCTGTGCCATCGTTATTGGCTGATAGTTGGAAGTTTTGGCTGTCAGTAGTTGACTTACCTATGGTGATTGCGTCTGTTTTTACACCTGATATGACTGGCATTTGTTATCCCTCGTACATCACGTTAATTGAGCCTGCTGATGGTGTTGTGTCAAACGTGTCTGTACCGTTGACTGTTGTGATTCGTACTTGTGTTAATGTTGCAGATAGTGTTTTAGTGCCTTTTGTTTCCATAACATAAACTACGTCATCCCTAGCAATACCACCGTTTGCAACCCAAGTATTACCTGATAGTCTATTAATGACTACAGCACCGCTATAAGTACCTGTCGCAACATAAGTACCGTATAGCAAATATCCAATACCTGAATAAACTAAGCTACCTACTGTTGCTGTTGCAAAAGCAGCACTTGAGCCTGCATATCCAGTATTCTCAATACCGCCACTATCGCCAATTTGAATTAAGAAGTTAGAAGTTCCACTCACACTAATACCACTAAACATCACAGTAATTCTCTTAGCCCAACTAGGAATGCCTGTGAAGTCTATTGATGTCTGTCCTGCACAGGTTACTGGAGTCATACTCTCAAGCGTGTATGCTCTTGTTGTTCCTGTACCACCATCGGCTACCGCTAACGGGGTGGTTAAGTCTATTGAGCCTGTTTGTACTGATGTGCCTGATATTGTTGTAGTCATTAAGAAATACTCCATGTTGCGTTAGTTGGAACTGTCACGGTTACGCCTGTCGCTATTGATATAGCACCTGCTGAGATTGCATTTTTCACCTTACCTACTGAGTGTGGGACAGTACCTGCTGTTGTGATTGCCACCGTTGAACCACCACGAGTTGCTGAAACCATGAACGTGTTGGCTGTTAAGTTTGTCGCTATCACGTAGTACCCAGTAGCCGCTACTAAAGGTGCAGGTAGGTTTGCTGGAGTTGCGTTATAGAACTGTACTAACTGACCTTCTGTAAACCCGTGATTATTTAGTGTGAATATGTCCGTACCTGCGTCAACCGTTACCCCTGATACCAAAGCACCTTGGCCGAGCGTGTAGTTGGTTGTAATTAGAGTGTCATTCTCTACAAATATGCCATCGTTACCTGCGCCTGTAGCACCGCCAGAAACCTTAACCCATGAAGGTGCGAGAGTTGTACCATTACTTTGTAGAACATATCCTGCCGTACCATTAGCTAACATCGCTGTAGTATTTACTGCTGTTTGATATGGAATTGAACCGCCAAGACCACCAGAGATATTTGCAACTATTGTTTGAGATGGGTGTACATGATCTTGTCTAGCAGTTAATGTACTTGTACCTACTGCAGCAGTACCATTAATTAACGGTGCAACTGAAGCTAAACCGGTAATACTATTGAATGAAGTACCAGTTGCAGCACCAATATTACCACCAACAGTCGCCAAAGTTCCAGATGTAGGTAATGTCACATTTGTTGCTGCAGTAGCAGTTAATGTAATACTAAATGCACCAGAAGTGATTAACGAAGAACCTTGAGCAAGAGTAAGTGTTGCTGATGTTGTCGGAGCAGTAATTGTAACTTTATTGACTGTAGTTGCAGAAGCAACACCTAACACAGGTGTAACTAATGTAGGTGATGTATTTAGTACAGCATTACCTGAACCAGTAACATTACTTATTAAGTCTGATGAAATTTTTGTTGTCATGTTTAATCCTTTGTAGATTTATCATCAGACTTGCCAGTATATTTGGCATTTAAGAACTTAGTATAACCTTCAGAAATACCCATAGCACCTAAGTAAACTAAGAATAACTCTACAGTTAACCATTTACCAATAGTACTTTGAATAATTACCCATGTACCAGTAATGCCAGCAGCCAATTGTAAGATTCTCGTTAACGATGCAGTACCATCTGGAGCAGAGATCAAATCAATCCAATGAAACTTTTGATTTGAATCTTTTGACATGTTATAGATAAAGAACATGAATGCTAAGATAGCAAACAAGAACCCATAAGTTAGGATCTGATTTGGTGTTACTGTAGAGATTATGTGTTTAATAAAGTCTTGCATAATTAAGCCTTAGGTGTTTTTAAGTGTACCATCTCACCGGACTTAGCCTTTAAGATAATACCTTTATTTGGATATGTTTTAGCAAACTTTAATATCTCTTGACCAACAGGACCATCTTCATCAGTAATGTATTTGTCCCATTTTTCATATCTTTGTTTTGCTGCTTTTGTTTTATCAACAGTTTTGCCTTCTACATCAAAAACATGAGAACCACCAAACTTATCCATATCTTTCCAATTACGACGCTCAACTTTACCCATTGGTCCAGGATTGTCAGCAACACCAGCAGAAACATTTACTGGAGCATCTTCATTAATAGATTTTAAGTCATGTGATGATACTGTATAAGGCGACATTCTACCAGCAACTTGTACATTAAATTTACCATGAGCTAATGCCGCTGTAATTTTACCTGTAACATGTTTACCTTTGTGCATTGGATCTGCTATTGATACTTCTGTACCAACTTCCCAATTAGACTTAGATTTTGTTTCTGTGTCTCTATGTGGATTTGATTTGATATTTTGGATTGTTTTGAGTTTTGTTGCGATAAGTTTATGTGCCGTTGATTCATCTATTGTTTTATGAGCTACAATAGTCTCAACAACAGAATCAAATTCTTCTATTAAAGCTTCTTCGTCAATGGATTCTTTCATTAACATATATGCTGCGGCTAATGATGTAAACTTGCCACCCGGAACTTTTTGAATAAGACGTTTCATATTAAACACCAATCTAATGAATGGTGAATATGCAGCATTCTCAGCAACACCTTCTGGAGACTTTAACTTATTGCCTTCATCATCAATGATACCTAATTTGAATGCATCAGTCTTTGTCCAATCTTGGTAGAGCATCTTTACAATTCTAAAACTGTAAATGTAGTCTACTCCTAATGATAGTAACCCTTCGGTTAAAATATCATTATTTGCTTGGAACGAACTCTTTTGTTTTGAAGCCATCTTAGTCTCTGCAATCAAATGGGAGTTTCTTTTGTGTATTAAAAACACACTCAAGATCTCTCCATGTCGTTATGGATATGATGTATTTATTATCAACAACCAACTCTTCAGATACTACTAGTATATCTGGCATCTGTTCTAAAAATGTATATACTGTTTTTAGAAATGAAATATGTTCTTCAGATTGTTTATGTCTGAAGAACAATAATTGTTGAGCAATTTCAAATGTGAACAGATTAGAAATAGTGATTAGTTTATTAATCAAGATTCTTAAGTTTCTATGTTCACCTAATGTGAAGTAACGAGTGATATCTGCTTTGATATTATCTATTAAAGCTAAGTCTTGGTAGAATTCTTTCGTAGAAAATACCACAGATTGATAGGCTTTGGCTGCAATGACATCATAGTTATCACTCGTTAATTGCATACATTATTTTTTAGACTTCAGGATAGGAGGAATTACTTCTTCTTTAACATCAGGAGTTGTATTTTCTAATACAGCAGAAGACATCACTGGTGTGTTAGCTTGTTCTTTACCTAATTTAAAGTCAACTACAGCACCTTCAACGGGTTCTTGTGTAACCTGTGCAACTAATTCATTATCACGTTTCTCTGAGATAATTTGTTTCTTAGGAGCTTTAGCATTAGACTTAACTACATCTTTCTCTTTAGCAGGTTTAACTTCTTCTTCAATATCAAGTCGAATAGCAACTAACAGTTCATTAGTTTCTGGGTGTCTCCAACCTTGAGCTGATTTTGTTGCATTTGGTTGCCATGAAGGCGGGTTATTTTTGTAATCTGGCATTTTAAATCCTTTGTTATGATAGTGTACTTCTATGTGTATTTATTAAGTTGTTAGTTATGATGCTTTAATAACCCAATCAAAACTTTTAAACTTAAAATACTCTGATATATTTTTAGAAGATTATGCAAATGTATTAGAAGATAATATTATCTTCACTTTCTTAATATTACTAAATAAAACTTAACCAACCTGTAACAATATATTTATCATTATTTGAAGGAATTCCTCTATGAGTAAATGTCCAATCGGCAGGCCAGATTAATGTTAATCCTTTTTGTGGTTTTACTTTAATTTTTTGATAAAGAAATTCTGTCTCTCCGGCATCATCAACATCATTTAGATATGTTAAAAAAACTAAATGTCTATTGTTAAGTTGACTATTTACTCCACTTCTTTCACAATGCCATCCAAAATACGCATCTCCGGCATTATAATGCTGGATATTAATATTCTCAAGATCTGCCCACTCTGCAGTATCTGCTGCTGATTTATATTTTTCAACATATAAATCAAGACATAACTGTAAATGGTTAATATATCTACAATATAAATCAGATTCCCTTGGTAAAATTAAATCTTTTGATTTTTTAACACTAAAATTAACAACACCACCTGCAATTCCGTCTTGTTTGTTTGGAGACTGATTATGAAATCTAATTATATCTTCAAATAAATAATTATCATTAAGATACCATCCACAAATGAAATTATCTAAATTATTTATAGTATGTTCTTTTAACATATCAAAAATCAAAATCAGCTGGCCTATTTGGCCAGACAATATTAAATGGAAATTCATCTTGATTAGTTATGTTTCTTAAACTTTCTCTATAATCAAGCCAAGCCTGCATATTATCTTTAATCGATTGGGGTACATCAGGACTGAAAATAAAATCAGAATGACGCAACTCAGCATAGCGTCTATGCTTTTCTTTAGCTGTAGTTTCTTTTATTCTTAAATCAATTTCATCTTTTGTTGCATTTCTAATAGTAAAAGTTTGCTTCCAGACTCCATCTGAATTTCGCTGAACACCAACACTATCAACACTTTTATTATAAGGAACTTCAGGAGGTAAACTAAACTCATACACTCCATAATTTACTATCTCAACCTCCGATGGTATTGCTCTTTCTGAAAATTTAACATTTGGAAAAAGTCTTGGTAATGTTGAAAACAAAACTGGCGGTGATTCCTCAATTGATCCAACAGCAACTTTTTCACCGAAATTATTTTCTTTTAATTTTATAACTAAATCTTGATTCATAATTTAATATCCTTGTTACATATAGTTTTAACAACAAAATTTATAACAACCCTACGTTTATTTTTAAGTGGTGGTGTTGATGAGTGTATCAAATTAGAGTCAAACACTACAATTCTGTTTTCTTTAGGGGAAATCTTATCTCCGTAAGATAAGAATAAAGTATCTCCATCACTGTCATTAACATAAAATAAAATGCTTTTATAACCGTCTATATCACAATCAACATGAGCAGATTCATCAATTATTGGTGACTGAGGTGTTAAAAGATTAGCCTTTACTCTTAATATATTAGTAACTTTAAACCCAAACTTTTCTTCCGTAAAACTAAGTATAGGTTTAATTGAATTGAAATAATCTGAAGTTATTTTTCCTTCCCTAAAAAATGTATGAGTAAATTGAAATAATTCATTATTTCCTTGTGAAACTACAAAATCATTAAAGTACCAAGGAAAGTAATCACAAAGAATAATTTTTTTTATCTCTTCATTTATATTAACAGGCAAAAAATTATCACAAATTATCATAATCAAGGTGCCGAATTTAGTGGGTAAGATTTATCAACACCACCGAAAATAATTCTGACACCTCCATAACCACCAGTTCCTTTACCGGTAGTCTGATTGGTGTTATCACCGTGACCACCACCACCACCACCATGTAGACCACCATTACCACCACCACCATTACCACCACCTGAGCCACCAAAGCCTGGATCTCCAGTTGAAGCACCACCGAGACCACTCGGACCTTGAACTATTAATCCAACACCACCACCACCACCAGACTGATTTGTAGATGAACCTCCTGCGCCACCACCACCACCAGCTCCAGAAGCACCACCACCATTTGTTGCTATTGCATCACCACCATCTCCTGCATATCCTGCAGCTCCTCCACCAGCACCCTCACCATCACCGCCAAAACCACCGCTATATTTAACAGCACCAATCCCAGCAGATGCATTTCTAGCAGCATTACCTAAATAACCACCTGCTGCATATATTAGAGTAGTACCACCTCTTAATATATAAGAGGCACCCCCAGCTTCTGATACTCCAGGATTTTTAGGAGCACTACCGACAACAACAGTAAGAGTTTCATTTGGTGTTACTGGTATATTGTTTGTGTATGTGAGTGCTCCTCCCATTCCACCATAATAAGGTGTAGTTGATGTGCGCTCATTTGATCCACCACCCACACAAACAGCAGAAATAGTAGTTATGTCGGCTGGAACAACAAAACTATAAGATCCTGGATTAATATACATTGCTTCACCGAATTCTGGTATATTATTGTACATCGCACCAATAAGCATTTGAATTATTCCACTCATATTAACTTAATCCTGCACCAGAAATAAACCATGTATCAGTATCTACTTTCATTAATGTTGCCATTCCTCTAATTTCCATAGTACCACCAGAAGCCCAAGCTGCTGAAGTACCTGCTTTATATACAGTAAGTGATGTTGTAGTAAATGTAATTGCTGTGGTACCATTATTAACTATAGATATTGCAGTACCTATTGGGAAAGCAACAGAAGCATTAGTAGGAACTGTAATTGTTTGAGCACCAGTATTGGCAGAATAAACATGTTTACCGTTATCTGCTAGTGCAAGAGTATAGTCAACACTTTGAATATTTTGTGGTACATTTCTATAACCTATATCAACAGAACCTACAGTACAACCTGTTAAATCTAAAGTAGCACTTGCTCTGTTAATTGCAACTGATGTAGTACCAATAAACATTGTTTGACCAACGGCAGCCCTTGATGTATCTGTAGGGTGTACGTGATCTTGTCTAGCAGTTAATGTACTTGTACCTACAGCAGCAGTACCATTAATTAACGGCTCAACTGATGCTAATCCAGTAATGCTATTGAATGATGTACCTGTTGCAGCACCAATGTTACCACCAACAGTCGCCAAAGTACCTGATGTAGGTAATGTCACATCAGTTGCTGCAGTTGCAGTTAATGTAATACTAAACGCGCCAGAAGTGGCTAATGTTGATCCTGTACCTATTGTAAGAGTACCAGTTGATGAAGTGATACCTAAACCATTTACGGAAGTAATACCAGTCAAAGCTATTGCAGAACTTGTTCTGTTTAATGCAACTGATGTAGTTCCTATAAAATGAACATCATCAACATAAGCTAATGTCTTTCTAGTAGGACCAGCAGATTGAGTAATGAATAAGTTTGTACCATTCCATTCAACAGCACCAGCACTTGCTGCAGTCAAATTAGTTCCAGATGCAAATCTTAGTGGAGCAATTGCTGTAGTACCAGTTGCTAATTGTAGACTTCCTGATAATGTACCACCTGCAATTGCTAATTTCTCTGAATCTAATTCTTGTAATGCAGTTTGAACTGTAACAGCCGCAATATTACCAACAGGTGTCACTTCGGTTAATGATGCTAATTGAGTATATGAGTTAAAGCCATCAACCTCAACCATAACAACAGAACCTGTACCAGGAGCAGTATTTAATGTAACGGCATAAGCTTTAACAGTACCTGTATCAGCAACTAAAGTAATTGATCCTGTTGTTGCACAAGTATAAGAGAAGTGTGTTGCATCAATAAAAGTAATAGGAACATACGATGCGGAACATGTTGCATTTGTAGTTACTACCATATAAGCATAATCACCGGCGATTAAACCATGAGCAGCAGATGTTGTTACTGTAACTACAAAGCCAGTTCTTGCAACCTGTGTAATTGTTGCTGATTTATATGTTTCAGAATATTCAGAGTCAAATTGTCTAACACCATTAATGAAGACTTTTGTTTGTGAAACACCAGGAGCATAAGCATAAATAGCAGGATAATAAGTTTGTGAAGCACCAGCAGTTGTAAATTTTCTAGTAGTAACAATTGATGTACCTTGAGTAGAACTTCCACCTCCACCACCTGCGGCAATCCATGAGAATGAAGAACCAGATGTACTTAGTACATAGCCAGGAGTTCTACCTGCCGCAGGTAGTAAGTTGTCTAATGCATTAGACGCAGATGATGCACCAGTACCACCTGCAGTAATAGGTACTTGTCCTGTAATAGAAGTACCTGCAACAGAACCAGCAGTACCGTCAATTGAAATACCAGTAAGAGTTTGTGCAGTAGTTGTTCTATTAAGAGCAATTGCCGTAGTACCGATATAAACTGTTGAGTTACCTAATACAGCACCAGGAATTGTACCTGTTAAGTTTGCTGCAGTTAAGTTAGTTAAATTTGCACCAGAAACAACACCAAAATTAGCATTCCAAGTACCATTATTTATAGTTCCTACAGACTGAAGACTCGAACTAACAATACTAGTTCCTAAGTTAGCCTGACTTAATACAGCTTGTCCATTAAGTCTAAATACTTTACCAAAAGCAAGATTTATATCTTCAGAAGATGTCCATCCATTAGTGCTTCCCCAAGAAATTGTCTTATCAGTTGAACCCTTAACTGTAATACCACCACCAGACGCATTAGCATCTGTAGGACTAGCAACAGCATTTAATTCTATATTATTATCATCTACTGTATATGTTGCAGTATTAATTGTTGATGTTGTACCATTAACAGTTAAGTTACCAGTTACAATAATATCAGTACCGAATGTTTGAACACCGGTAAATGTTTGAGCAGCATCTGTTCTTGCAATAGTTGCAGATGTGCTAGGGAATGTCATTACTGTACTATCAGTACCAGTAAGGGTAATACTATTATTAGCAGTAAATGTTTTACCTGTTGCAATATTTAAAGCATTAGATCCATTAGCAGTAATAGTTAATCCATTAAATAGAGAACTTGTTAAGTTACCCGTATTAGGATTAAATGTAAGTTTTGTACTTGAAAGTTTTAATGATGTTGCAACACCAGATGATACTGTTGCAAATGTAGGGTAATATGTCGCTGATGTAGATGTATCATCAGATAGTGTAGCGCCACCTACAGGAGACCAAGCAAGAGTTGAACCAGAATAACCTTCAAATCTATGATTAGTAAAGTCATATCTTAAACGACCTTCAGAATCAGAAACTCCACCACCGGTTGAATTAAATAAAATACCATCAGTGCCAGCTACTTGTATACCGTTTTTGACTACGAAGTCAATATTTGAGATTGCCATTTGTTTCCCTATCCACGTTGGCTATTATTGTTATAATCTATTTATTAGATTGCTAATAACTCTGCACTGAATTTAAATGTAGTTGATGTTGCTGAAGCAGGTGTAACTAATACTTGCACGTTAGTAGAACCATCATAACCACCAGCAATTGTGAATAATGGAGTAGATGATACTGTACCATATTCAGAGATAAAGACATTAGGTGTTGCATTGCCGTCTTTAACAATTGAGATCTTTGTAATATGTACATCAGTACCAGAAGTTGCTTTAATAACATATTCAGCAGAGCCATAAGTTGCCGCAGCGAAAGCATCAACAGGAACTTCTGTTGTATCAGTAGTTGTAATTGAACCTGTTCTCTTAGTTACTTGACCAAATGTAGTATTATTTGCTAAGTTTAATTGTCCTGTAAATGTCTTATCACCAGTAATAGTTTGAGCACCACCAAGAACAACAACATCAGTACCTACATCAATTGCATCAGCACTTACAACAATTCTATTAGCAGTTCCTACAACATCAATTGATGAACCAGACTTAACTAAACCATTACCTGCATTTACGTTAGTACCAGCAACTTCCCATTTTAATAATGTAGTACCTAATACTACCGGTGAAGCAGAATTTAGATATGAATTACCTCCATATAATGTACCAGCATTAACAGATACAAGCGCGTTGTTTAATTCAGCATTAGTATCAGCATCATATGCTCTTGTTAGAATCCATGGAGTGCCACCAGAACCAACATCACTTACAAAATAGATACCGTTAGCCAAATCCGAAGGAGGTGAAGTAGCACCACCATTTTGATCTTTTACTAAAATTCTATCTAATACAGAATATGAAACACCATCAATAGTTGGTAATACACCATTTGAATTTGCTGTTAAAGTACCGGCACCATTATTATATGTTGCTAATAGAGCTGTTACTGTTGCTCCCTTAACAGTTAACTTAACTTGGAAGCCACCGGTTTTAACATCAACATATTCTTTATTTGCAGCATCAGTATTTGATACTGGAGCATCTATAAGAGTTAATTTTACTGTAGTTGGAACTGTAAATGATGTTGCAACAGTACAAGCAGTTAATGTTTTACTTGAAAGAGTTGAAGCAATATCTGCAGAAGGAATACTTGTTATTAAAGCTGAAGTACCAGTTGTATATTTTAAATAACCAGAAGATGCAGAATAGTTTTGTCCAGTACCACCATATTGAGATGATATTGCAGTACCATTCCAGATACCAGAAGTAATAGTACCTACAGAGTTACCTGTGCCAGAAAGAGTAATATTTCCAGTTACACCTAATGTACCTGCAATAGTTGTATTACCAGATGCCGCAACAATGTTGAACTTATTAGTATTAATATCAACATTGCCAGTAACAGCAAGTGTTGAACTTAATGTAGTTGCAAGTGTAACACCTAATGTACCTGCAATAGTTGTATTACCAGATGCCGCAACAATGTTGAACTTATTAGTATTAACATTTACATTGCCGGTTACATCTAATGTACTTGAAAGAGTAGTTGCTAAAGATACACCTAATGTACCTTGAAGTGTTGCATTACCAGCAGCATTGAATGCACCAGTAGTAGCTGTGATGTTGAATTTGTTTGTATTGACTGCTACATCACCAGTAACACCAAGAGTACCTGCAATTGTAGTATTACCTGATGCTGCTGTGATGTTGAATTTGTTTGTATTGACTGCTACATCACCAGTAACACCTAGTGTTGAACTTAATGTAGTTGCTCCAGTAACACCAAGAGTACCACCAATAGATCCAGCACCAGCAACATTAATTAAACCACCAATCCATGTTGCACCAGAAATACCTACACCGCCAGTAACAACTAATGTACCAGTTGCTGTTGTAGTTGATGCAATACCGTCAGTCATTAAGATACCAGCTGTTGCTTTTGTAGAAGAACTAGTTGATCTTAAAGTTAATGTACCAGATGCAGCAATAGAACCTTGAACAATTGGAGATGTTGTATCTGTAGTAACAGTTAAATTTGTACCTACATATAATTTCTTAGCAATACCCACACCACCAGCAATAATTACAGCGCCAGTAATGCTTGAACTTGAATCAGTTACATTATTTAATGTATTAATACCAGAAGTTGTAACATTACCTGTAATACCTAAGCCAGAAGCTGATGTAAGAGATAAAACATTTGAACCAGTAGTTAGTAATGTATCACCAACAACATCTAGTGGAACTGTTGGAACTGCTTTGTTAATACCAATTCTATTATTTGTACCATCAATTACTAAAGTATTTGAGTCAAAGTTGATTGTAGAACCAACAGCAATAGTAGTTGCATTAGAGAATGTCCAAGCACCTGATGCTACAGTAACAGTATCACCAATAGCATTACCTAAGTTAACAGGTCCATTAAATGTTGATGTAGTACCATCTGCAACAGTTAAACCACCATTAGCGGTAATCAAACCAGAGATAGTAGCAGTACCGGCAGACACAGTTAAATTAGCAGCAATATCCAATGCACCAGTCATTGTATCACCACCGCGGTATAACTTAGATTCTTCTAACTTATTAATCTCATTAACTATTGTTGTTTTTGCTGGATATGTTGCAACACTAAAACCTGTCTCTGTTGAGATCATAGTCACTGATGATACAACACCAGAACCATTCACTGTATTTACACGGAAGATTGCTTTGTTTAAGTTAGCATTTTCAATTTCAACTAGATCATATTTCTTATAACCAGTACCACCAGAACCAATAGATGATGTTGCAACTGAAGTTGAACTTAGAGTTAAAACGTTGATTGTTAAGCCAGAACCACGACGATAAAGTAAATCAATACCTCGGTCACTAAGTCTTACCAAATCACCTTGTTCTTGGGCAACTTGATTGCTCTTGTTTTGCCATCCGGCGAATGTATCATCTAAGAGAATTTTCTGAATTGCCATTATTTAGCCTTTGATAGTAGTTCTAGTAACATGCCCTTAATGTCGGACATATCTTTCTCAATCTTATTTATTCTTTCTTCATTACTTTTCTTTTCAGCCAAGATTTGTTTCTGTCTTTGCATATATTGTTCATATTTACTAGAATCAGTATCTATAATTGCTGTGGTAAAAAGATCCCGTTTAAGAGATCTTTCTTCTTTCATATTAAGTAACATTAAGTTGCCAGTGCAATGATTCGAAGATCTTTAACTACTGGAGGGATACATGAATTAGTACCACGTAAAAGAATCTTAACAGAGAATGTTTTAAATTCTGGCACTGGAGTATCTTCTGTATTTCTAACCTCATAAGTCAAGTCAAAGAATTGATTTGGGGTTGATGAGTACACAGTAGGAGTTGAAGTCATATCTAACTTGAACCAAGGGTAGTCATGAATATCTTTAGACTCACCTACCGGTACAGTTCTGTAATAAACATCAATTGCATTACCTTCAGCAATAACACCTGCCAACATAACTCTAATAGATGATGCTGGATTTGCTAATGAAATTGGTCTTACATTATATCTTGCAGAAACAATGCCGCCGCCAGGAATTGCTTCAGATTCCCAATCTGTAGTTGGATGTGCTCCATCAATATCAGTAGGATCATCTAATAAGTTAGATCTTGTGATAAGTCTTGATGCTTGTAAGTCAAACATTGGGGCAACAAACTCAGAATCTGTTCTTAATGTAGTTGCAATTCTAGTTGAAATAGAACCTTTTAGAGCAGGTGACTTAAATGATGTAGCATGAGAAGTAACAACTCTAGGAGTAGGGAATTTTACCTCTACCATATTAGGAATTTCAATGAATGTAGTATCACCAACTAATTCTGGTTGATTACCATGAATACTTGAGTATGAAATACCTTTTAATTCCGTTGTTAGTGATGTACCTGTAACTTCATTATTAACACCAACAAATCTTACAGATTCATATTTGATGTTAGGTTCAAATGCACAAGATGCAAGTTCAACAAAACCATCTTCTGTTGCAAGAATGTTATTAGTTAAGATACCATCTGGATTAAGTTCAAGTTCAAATGAGTAAGCATCTGCATAAGTAACTTCTTTAAAGCCACTTAAATTAGATTCACCAATACCATTTAATAGATATTCATAACCAGCAGTTCTATTTGAATTCCAACCTGTAAATGAACCTACTAATGGTACTTGTGCTGTACCTGCAGGAACATCAACTGTAATTGTAGTAAACATGCCTTCACGTAAGCCGTGATCATTAGCGAACACTCTAATTCTAGATGTGCCTGCATAAGTTTCAATCATTGTGTCGTAAGCAACACGGCGATTTGGCCATAGAGGTGCAAGCATTAACTTAGCAGAAGCACCTTTAGTAAACTTAGCTCTGTTAATAACAAACTTAATATCCGCTAATTGATCTGCAGTCCAAGTCAGATCATTTTGAGATACAAACATTGATCCCAAGTATGGTTGTTTAGCCATAGTTTGAGTTGAGTTAAGTAAGAACTCACCAAGTCTTGAGATATATGCATTATATTGCATAGAGTCTGATTTTAATACAAAACAATACTCAGTTAAGTTACTTAAGAAAACAGGTTTATTAAACACAAACTTAGTTCTTAGTGTTGAGTCTGCTGAAGTAACAGCATCAGTTACAACAGAGTTTGAAATAACATCTGTACCAGGATAGCCATTAACCATATTTCTTATTTCAAGCATCACAGGAACACCTGATGTATCTACAGTTCTGAAATAAACATCAATAGATGTAATATACATACCTGCTTCAGAATTATCACCACAGTCAATTAAGAATGATTGTGCTAATGGATCATAATAATTTCTTACTGTATATGTAGAAACTTTAGTATCTGTAGTTGAGAATCTTGTTTGTGTAATTAATTGTCGTTGATAGACTTCGGCACCGGCAGAGAAGTAATCTGCTTTTGATGTAGTTGTTGCTGTATTTTCATCTTGTGGGTTATCTGTTAGGACAAATGTTCTTGTGCCAACTTTAAAATGAACGGCGGGTGTGTTAGGAATATTAAACTCACCAGAAATAGTACCATCAGCACTTGTAATTAATGTTGAACCCCAAGCAGATCTTTCTCCAGCGGAATTAATTGATAGACAATAGTTAGAAACATCAACACCATCAAAAATTGGATAAACTCTAGTATTTGGTCGCATTCCCTTAGCAGAGAATGAAATGATTCTTGACATCATTGACTGCTGAATTTGAACAGAAGCAACTTTTGTCTCAGCATTAGTACTTAAGAAGTTATTAGTTGTTGTTTGTGTAGCTGTAACTTGAGATACACTTAAAAGAAGACCTTTACTTGATCTCGTGGTAAGCACAGACCCATTTGCAGGAATTGCCGGAGTTGATGATGTTGATACTAATGTTGTACTTGAGGATTTCGCTGTTGTTTCACCTACATTAGGAAGTAGTAGCTTTAATACATTTTCTGCTGTTGGTGTAGGAGCAATTTCAAATAAAGATGCATAAGACAAAGTAGGATCTGTTGAACTTACTCTGCTAAGAGCATTAGTAACTCTTGTTGATGCGATACCAGTAGGTGAGATAGTAATATCAGATGTTGTTAAACCTGAACGACCAACGGTTCTTAATGAATGCCAGTGATGATCATTATATCTAGTATCAGCATCATAGACCCAATTTGAAAGTCTATTACTTTTCTGAAGTTTAGCATCAACCCTTTGAAGAATATTTCTATTACTTGGGATTGGCTCACTATTTAAAGCTAAACTTAATCTAATGTTTGAAGTTTTTACCGTTCCAAGTAAATCATCAATCTGTTGACTCATCTTTATTCCTTAATACATCTATAATGTTTAATTTATTACTTATTAATGATCTGAAGTGTTGTTGATGTACTTGTTGCAATATCAATATTAAAATCAGGTGATAATTTCAAATCACCATTCCATTGGAAGATAGCAAATGGATTCAAGTTCATTGAAGATGTCGCATAAGGATTCATCACAACCGGTACTTCTGTAAACTTCAGTGTAACAATACCATTTTCAATATATGTAGTATCATATGTTGTTGAAGTAGATTCATTTTGAATCAAGAATAACTCATGGGCCTCAAGTGTACTTGGAACATTCAATGTATGAGTTGATGGATCTAATTTAACATTATTAAACTCATCTTTATCTAGTACATTTAATGAATCGAAGTTATCAACAATGAAACCAGATTTATATCTATCAAGACCTGTCTCAGCATCAGTAATATTATAATCAGTTGTTGACTTCTCAAGCATATTCAATAGAGTATATTCTTCAAGTCTATCAATACGTTTATCAATTTGATGGATCTCAGCCATTGTGTAGCCGGGACGGTCAACAGTCTCAACTCGAATATCATCAACATTATATGTATAAGGTGGTAATTCTAATTTGAATACAACCATTTGCTTATCAGAATCTAATACCTTAGGAAACTCTGGTTTTGCTGATGAGAATCCTTTATGTAACTTGAACAAACCTTCTGTATCAAGAGTAATAACATCTTTTCTTGGTAAGAAGTGAGAGTAATTAAATGTAATATCAGAGCCAGGACATACAGGATTCAATAATGGAGTACTTAAGTTATTGTAATAAGGAGATACAAATCTTCCTCCAATATTTTCAAACCCAACATTTAATACAATGTTTGAGTATTTAAGATCTGGAGTTGTACCTAGTGTGAATTTTGAGTTAGATTCAATTGAAGCAACAGTATTAATTGCATTGCCTTGGAATATAACATTTTGACCAACACTCAATTCTCTCGTTGAATATCCATTTGCTAAAGTAACTACTTTACTTCTTGCAACAATAGTAGCTCCTGACGTCATCGCATTGGCAGCATTAGCTACTAATGTTATTGTTGTGTCAGGACCAACAGATATACTTTGTACAGTACCAATTATTAAGGAGTTGCTAAGATTGCCATTATATAACACATCTCCAACAGATATTTTGCCTCCGTTAGCATTTAAAACTACTGTCGGAGATCCAGTTGTAACATCAGCGGTAATTGTAGTCTGAAATCCCATAGACCCATAGACATTCATCGCGCTGTCTTTAACGGACGGTCTAAAGTCTAAGCAGTCTTGTAATCTATATGTTTGACCAGAACTTGATGTAAATGTAGGAATGAATGGTAAATAATCAACACCAGAATCTTGAGTAATACCTGAGTATGAATTTACACTGTAAAAATCACCCTCTCCAGGCTCAAGATGTTGAAAGTAGATATCTAATGTACCAGTAGGAGAATAAGCACCAGAACGAAGTTTAATTGTACCTACTTCATATTGACTATCTCTTTGACCATTATCAAGAATATAGTTTTTAGAAATATCAATTCTTGCAGATAATTGAGCATTTGCAGAATTTGTGGTTGCATCAGCACTAACAGTAATAGTTCTATCAACTGTATTAGTTTCTGTTACAAATGTTCCTAATGGTAAGCCCGTACCAAAGATATATGTACCTAGTTTAACATTATCAACAATATCTGTGGTTGAATCAACTGCTATAATATTTGATCCGGCAGTTAATGAACCGTTGAATGGTGTATCTTTAGTTCTCTCAAACACCCAATTTAAAGCATAGATATCAGGTTGACGTAAACTCATAATTCCAGCAGGAGTTGTAGTTTCTTTAGATGAGACTAATGTTTTAGTTTTCTCTTTTAAGTTCTTCTCAACTTTTGCAATAACTCTAATACCAGTATTTACAGTACCATAAGCAGCATCTGTTGTTGTAATAGTAACACTTGTTGTAGTAGTTCTATTAGTTGTAGTTGAAATTAGACCATTTAAGATCTTACCTGAGAATGTATGCCAGATAATAAAGTTCTGCTCATTCAATACAGATGGGAATTTCTCACCATCAGTAAGATTGAACGTTGCTGTGTAAGGACCAGCACCAGTAAATGATAGATTAGCCTCTTTATAGATTGAGTAAGAAAGACTTGATACTTCAGATACTGCTGAATTAGGTAGAGGTTGTAATAATGTTACACCTTGGTTATTGAATGTTGATAGTCTTTGAGTTGACTGAGTGGTGAATGTAGTTGCTCCACTTGCACCAGCACCAGAAACTTTAAATGATCCTGCACCTTCAACCCAAGCTTTGCCAGGAGCTTTCTTAGCAAAGATGATATTGTTATTAAGATCATGTAACACAACAACGGCTTGATTCAAAAGAGGTGACTTCATTGATTGAATCATTGCACCATTTTGGACAACACCTTCATTCAAACTTGGAATATAGCCAGAAAGAATATCACCACAAACATGATCTGAGTTAAATGTAGTTGATGAGATCATTTTCCATGAAGCAACATCGGTAAGTTTCTTACCTAGATCCATGTCAATATCAGTAATATTAATTCTGAAGATACCTTCACCAGAACCAACAAATACAGATTCACCATTACCAATAGTAATTGGAGCACTTAATGTTGCAACGTTACCATTAACAGCAGTAATATAAACTCCTGCTAAAGTACCAGTTGAGTTTGAGATGTGTTGATATAGATCAAAATCAGTTAATGTTGAGAAACCAACACCAGGAGATCCATTAAGAGTCAATGTTGCTGATGCAGTGATAGCACCACTAACTTTTAGAATTCTTTGTTCTTTTGCTAATGAACCTGTTAAATAGTCACTTGCTAATACTTTAGCATAACCTATAATATTACCATTTGGTGAACCAACATCAACTATTGAGTTATCTCTAAGTTCAATAATACTTAGTGGTGATGGAATACCATAGTTATTAGCAGACAATAAGAATTGACCGTGCTGAATAGAACCAATAGCACCAGTTAATGACTTAGTATCTTTAGCCTTTGGAATCTCAACATAGTTAAAGCCGACAGTATTATCAATCTCATAACCACCAATAAATGCTTGACCACCGGATATAATCATACCAGCTAGTGTAGGATCATTTTTATTATCGATAACTTTATGTTCAAATGTATTTGTAATGTAGTTACCTGATTCTTCATATGTTCTACGAGCAATCATCTTCATTAATTCTGAATATTGAGTCTTGTCGCGAATTTCTTGCACAATACCATTAACAACTCTGAACAATAGAACAAAATTATTTTCTGCAACTTCGTTTGGTCCAATCTTAATTAACTCAAGATCAATCTTATATCTATGGGCTCCAGGTCCGTTGTAGTTAGAAGCACCAAGTGCAGGATCTAATAAACTTAGATCTTCTGTTTCTGTTACAATAGTTTCATTATATCTTAGACCAACTTCATAAGAAGGAGTATCTGAATACTTATCAAGAACAATAGCTTGTTTCTTAACACCAACAAAGATACCATTAATAAAATAAACACCATTATCAATTGTAGTGATTGAAGATTTTCCTGAGATCACACCAGAAGTAAGTGTTTTCGCTATTGTAGATCCAGTTGAGACATTAGTATCAAGATCTATAGAATCAACTAATTTTATACCTTCATCAGTTAAGAAGTCTTGTTGAGTACCGTTGATACCATTTGAGATCAATTTGTAGATCAGAGTAGGAGGTGCTGATGTTGCTGTATCTTCTGGCTCTGCTGCAAGAACTAATGCACGTACACCGGATGTGATACCTTCAATTGTTCTATTCTCTGGAGTACCAGTTGTACCATTATAATCATTAGCAAATAAGAATTTGTTAACATCAACTAACAATCCGTCGTAGATAGAGTTTAATTTTAGATATTGAACATTATTATCATATTTAAACGAGCCTGGAATAACCATTGAGCCGTGTTTAAAGATGTGTTCACCAAATTTTGCAATTTGATTTTGAAGAATTGTTTGAAGTTGATTCAACTCTCTAGACTGAAGAGGAACTCCTGGTCTGAACAATACTCTATGGAAGCCTTTATCAGAATTAAAGTCATCATAATATGGTGCGTAGTTAAAATCTGTCATTTAAATTCCTAGAAGCCTAATACGATAATTAGTTGTTCGCGTTGGTTGATATCTCTTGTAATTGGAGATCTATAGTCTTTGTAGATAATATTACCTGATCTATTAATCTCTGAGTCAATCAGAACTAATTTATTACCTGTAATCTGTGTATCTGTAGATCCACGCATAACTTTTACATCTTCCGTTCTTGTTGATGTAACAGTAATTTGAGCAGCTACTGAAGGAGTTGTATCACCATCAAATGAACTGCTTGTAATAACTTCATTTGGTTTTTCTGTTACTAGATTTGCTTCAAGTCCGTAATTCTTACCTCTTGATGCAAAATCACCTGTGTCAAAATTAAGACCTGTAATACCACCAGTACCAGAAACACTTGTAACATAAGCCTTTGCTCCAATACCAACATCACTCGCACTTGAGAAGCCAACAACATCGCCTACATGATATCCAGCACCCGCAGTAGAAATAGTATAAGTAAGAATTTGATTTGATATAAAATCTTTCTCCTTGAATACAATACTTGCTGATAATGTACCAGAATCAAAATCTACTACTCGTGCAGAAGCACCTGATGTAAGTCCAATCAACTCATCATCTGGATTAATAGATGTTGCTAATAGTGAATATGATACAGTTTGAAACTTAAGTTTTTCCATTGCACTATATGTTGGCTCAATAGCAGTTGCACCATTTGATGTTTTAGTAAGACCATTCATTAAGAAGATCTTTCTATAGTCATTACTTGTTGTAAAGTCACCAGCACCAGCATTGAAACTTAATGTATTATTAATCATCAAACCTGATACTAATAACTCAGAAACAGCATCAGATCCATGTCCGAGAATTGGAGAAATAACCGGTGTTATTTCTGCTGGAGTAACTGCTGTATCAAGAATATTAGGTGTTATCTGAACTGTTGCGTAAGTATAACCTTGACCTTTATTAGTGATTGTTATACCAACAATACTTCCACCACTTATTGATGCAGTTGCTGTAGCATTAACACCATTACCTTTAACTACTAAAGTAGGAATATTATTATATCCTGTACCACCAAGAACAATTTCATACTTATCAATTGTGCCAGGAATTGAGTTATCTTGTACTGTTTGTTGATCTGTAGATCCAACATCTTCACCATCAACAATTTTACGTACTGGCATCCAAGAATTTGTTAAGAAACCAATAACATCAGAAGTAGTAAGTGCGAACATATATTTCCACTTATAGTTATCTGATGTTGTGACAATACTTGTAGAAGTAGAAGTAGGTTCAATAGTTGATGGTTGCTGAATACCATTAACAATAGGAACATCAATACACTTATAGACTTTATATGTAGATGTTAAGACATAGAATCTACTAGCAGACGCTTTACCATAGTAATCATATAGATCACCTTTTCGCCAGTTAATTCTCGGTACAACATAGATAGTCTTTTCTTTATCTACACGTAATACAGACATTAATTCTGGGAAGTCAAAACCATCATTGTCACTTGGTGACGTTGGAAGATCATCAGCACCCCAAGGAGTTGGCTTTGCAATACCTAGATAATAATATGCAGAAGCATTTGCTAAAGAATCTCTAAATGTCTTTAGTTGTGAAAACTTAAATTTGTGGGTTACTATTGAAGGCATTAAAACTCCAGCGCAATAAACAATTTCTCTTTTTGATTTATATCCCTCGTAATGTATCTTCTATAATCTTTATACAATACAGAGCCTGAATTTGGTTTTAGTTCTGGGTTTGTTATTGAAATGAGTGTTACATTTCTTGGTGAAATTCCGTTTGTTCTAAATGTTACTGTATGACCAGCAGTAAATGTACCAATCTTAGAATTAATCTTTACATAATTACTTACAGTGTTAACCTCAACAACTACAGCAGTTGCTCCAGAAACATCATCTGTAACAATATCATCTACTAATACATTACTTACAGAACTACAATAGTACTTATAACATGCATCATAAGTAGATGTTGTAGCTAAATTACCGCCAAACTCAAGTGGAGTAGATATTAATGTTATTTTTCTATAATCATTAGCAGTAATAAAGTCACCAGAACCTTCATTAAAGTTCAATGAAGCAATACATAACATATATCTTGCATTTAATTCAACAACAGCATCAGATCCATGTCCATTCACAGGTGATACTACAACTGATGTATTTAGATTTGTTCCAGTAGGAAGATCTAATCTCGCCCAAGAATAACCAGACCCTCTTGATACAACAGTCACATTTGTAATAATACCACCAGAAGCAGTAACGTTAACAACAGCTCCAGTACCATTACCAACTAACGGAACATTAGTTGCTGATGAGTAACCTGTGCCACCATTAATTATATTAACATTAGTAATCTCACCCTTAACGGCATTCTGTTGAACATTCCACTGATTAGAACCTGAGATCTCATCTTGTTGTACTAATACTGTTCTAACTGGAATCCATTCTTCCGTAAGCATTGAAATAGCTTCAAGTGGAGTAATAGTATACATATACTTCCACTCATAACCATCTGCTAAAGTTGTTGTACCTGTTGTAGAAGTACTAGTTGGCATTATAGTTGAAACTACATTACTTGCTCTTGTAATACACTTATAGACATTATAGTCTGATGTTAGTACATAATTTGGAAGAGAAGCATTTGCTCCAATCTCACCATAGTATGAGTACTTCGTATCTACAGGAACAGTTCTCCAACTATTATAATTAACTCTTGGAATAGCAGTTGCCACATTAGTTTTATTAATTCTTTTTACTGAGAGTAAGTCCCATAAGTCTACACCATTTGAAGAACTAGTTGGAGTTGCCGGAGCCATTTCCGTAGCACCAATACCATCATCAGAAGTCCAAGGAGTTGACTTACCAATTCCAAGATATAATGGGATTGCATCTAGTGATGAAATAAAGTTTCTTATTTTTGCAAAACGAATTTCGTCTGTAATAATTGCTGTCATTTGTTAACCTATTAGAATTCAATAACTATTGAGATTGCTTCTTTTTGTGTTGGTGCTCGTTGAGTAAGTTTTCTATAATCTTTATAGAAGATAAAACCAGAGTTTGGTGATATTTCACTTACTGAATATGTTGATGCTGTACATAATGTTGTGTTATTAGATTCAACAGGTGAATCGATAAGGAAGATCTTTCTGTAAGATATACTATTTGAAAAATCAGGAGCGTCAGTATCACTCAATGTAGCATTTATTGCAAGATGTTTGCACTGTAATGTTTTGCATGGATCATATGAATCTAATAGTGGATTTGTATCTCCTGTCCAACCATATACTGGTAACCATGATGTAGTTAAGAAGTCTATAATTTGAGTATTACCTACTGTATATAAGAATTGCCACTGATAAGTACCTATAGTTTGTGGAGTAGTTTTATTTGTACTTGTTGGTTTTGTAGTTGATGCAACTCCAGGAGAGTTCTTACATAGATACACATTATAGTCTTCTGTCAAGACATAATTACCCGTTACATAAGTCTTACCAGAAGTCCAATCAACACGAGGAACAACCTTATGTATGTCAGAATAATTGACTTTCTTAATAGCTATTAAATCAGCAATATCTTGAGTATGATTATTAAAGCTAGGAATATCTGGTACTTGCTCATCTGCCCAAGCTGTTGATTTCCCAATACCAAGATAACAATGACCTTGAAGAATATACTGCTTAAAAGCAAATACTTGAGCAAGACTTTGGTAGTTAGTTACGATTGCTGTCATTATGGTGCCTTAAATGTCAATGTTACATTATTCAATACTTGAGTTGGTGCTTGTGATATAAGCATATAGTCCTCTGATATGTAATTTATTGAGGTTCCTGCTTGAATTCCAGTACCAGAAACTAACATACCTTTCTTAAGACCTTGAATATTCTTAGTGATCATAACTTTTGTTGTAAGATCTATATTAAAACCATCAAATTGTGAATTAGCAATAATTGTTGCATCAAGTACATAGATTGTTTTCTTAGCAAAGTTTTCAGTATTTACACTTGAATCTGAAACCCAATCAACTACCTTTTGATTCTGCACAATACTTACAGGTGTATTTGACATTTGTTTAGCATCAGTCTCAATGTCACCTTGTGTATTACCCATTATCACCGCTAATGCAGATTGAGTTGTACCTGTTGCCACAACAAGACTTGTTGTGCCTGTTAATACTGTGCCACCAGATATAGTGAATGGTTTTGTATTAAAGATAACATTAAGAGTTTTTGTTGCAAAGTTAAAGTCAAGTACTCTACCCGTCAATCCTGTAACAGATTCTGTTATTGTTTCATAAGGAATAAATGATCCGGAAACTGATGTTAGTTGTAAGATTTGATATGAATCATTAATAACATTGTTATCAACGTATTTAAGTGTCTCAATGTTATTTGCATTTGGTAATGTATAAGCAATAATACTAGTATCAATATATTTCTTAACATTAAATGTTGACATTTCAATAAAAGAAGTTACATCAATATATTTCTTACCTTGTGATGTTATTGTCAACACAGAAAGCATACCATTAACTCCTGTAGTTGCAACCGAACTATACAAGCCAGGAACATACTCAGATCCGTAGTTAAGAACAGTAACAGTATTTGTTAATGAACCACCAGCACCTACAGCATTAACTCTAACGGTAAAATATGACTGATTATGAATTGATGAGTTATTATAGAATGTAACTATATCACCAACAGTAAAGCCAGTACCACCAGAAAGAGTAAATGTATTAACAGTACCTCTTGAAGCTAACACGTTAATATCATTTGATCCTAAACCACTTGCTACAACTTCTTCAATTAATAACTGACCAAACAGTTTATAACCGGCTGGGTGGAATAACTGCTTAATTAATGATCCATATTCATTGATTGATTTTGATGTCTTAATTGCATATGAATATTTCTGATAGAAATCACCATCCGTAACATAAGACCTTTGAGAGACTTGAGACTTCTCATCAGTAAATGAACCTGATTCATTAAAGATAGTACCATTGTACAACTCTGCTGTTGCGTTACCATCACCTAGTTCTGTAAGATTTAATTTTGGAACTGAAATATAATTAAAGCCTGGATTTAGAATTTTAATTGATTTTAGTTTTCCTATATCAGAACCAAGAGCAATTAAATTAGCACCAGTACCTACACTTGGAGTTAAGACAGGTTGAATGTTATATCCAATGCCAGGATTTGTAATTTCAACGGATTTAATATTACCATTTCTTATAGAATCAACTCTAATCTGTCCATTGATACCGCCAGGAACTGAAGTAAATTCAATTATATCACCAATTGAATATTCTGAACCACCATTAGTAATCTCAAATGTCTTAACTCCACCAATTTGAGAAACATTATTTAAAACATTTGCATCTGTAGGTAAGTATACTGATGTCACTTTTAGTGTACCACCAGAACCTTCATTCACATTAACTAATGTAAGTTTATCATTTTGTGTATAACCAGAACCAACAGCTTCTTGTAAATAAGTAAAGCCTGTAATTGCACCTGATCCACTTACACTTCCAACTCTAATTCTTGCGCCAGCACCAAGCATTGGGTATGTTGTGTAAAGAGTATTATATTGACTATAACCGGATCCACCACTTATAATATCAATACTAGATAAAGTAATTGCTAAACCAACTGTAGTAGCAGTACAAGCATTTGAAACTTGAACTGCAACCTCACCAGTAACAAGCTCAAGTACTGATTGAATAAATGTATCAGCAGGAATACCTGCTCCGGTAACTCTCATTCCGACACAAAGATCTGTTATATCAATATTAGAAATATTAACATTAGAAATTATGTTTGAAGTATTTGCAATATTACCAGTAGTAGTTACATTATCAACAGAACCTTGTTCATTCACAGCAAGTACTTTTACTTTTGCTCCAGTACCTGAGATATATTGAGAAGTTGTAATAACATCACCAACTGCGTATCCCGTACCACCGGTAAATGAACCAATAGTAAGAACTTTACCTGAATCAACTGTTCTTATAACTTTTAATGTTCCAGTACCACCAGTTACAGTAAGTGTATCATTTGCTTTATAGCCACTTCCACGAGAAACAATCTCAACATCGTATAATGTACCATTTGCAATAGTATTAACTTTAAATGTAAAACCTATGCCTGTTGAAATTGAGTTGTAGATTGTACCTGCTACATAAGAATCACCACCATCAAGTATAGTAAATGATGTTACCTTACCTGATGAAACTGTTTTAACTTTTAGTGTTAAGTATGTATTATGATATGCAGTATCAGATACAACATTAATAATATCATTTACTTTATAATTAGTACCACCACTTACAATAGTACCTGCAGTTACATAACCATTTCTTATTTTTCTAATTCTAATTTTTGCATTACCGGTTACAGTAACTTCAGCAGCACTTGCTGAATAGCCAGAACCTACATTTATAAGATCAAACTCAGCAATACCAGAATCAATTCCAGTTACAGTAATCAAACCGCCTTTACCTGAACTATCTTTTCTTGTACTATAATTTCCTAGCACATAACCAACACCACCTGATGTTAAGGTTAATCCTGTTATTGACCCCTTTGCATCTGTATTAGTAACAGTAAATACTGCAAGACCACCAATCATTGATTCTAAAACTAACTTATCACCTACATTGTAGTATAAGCCTGAGTTAACAATAATCCAACCAGGCTTTGTAGTTACATCTACATATGTATTTAAGATTGTACCAGAACCATTAACTTTCTTAATTTTTATTACAGCACCGGCACCAGATTCAAGACCTTCATTAATACCAACTAGATCATATGTTATATCTGCACTGAATGTACCAAAACTATCATATTTTTCAATAGCAACAATTGATCCAGTTGAAGAAACTTCTAATACTTTAAATCTTGCTTTTGAGTATTCAACATCATTAAAGATCTCAACGAGATCACCAACTCTATAACCAGATCCGGCATTAGTAATACTAAATGATTCTATTTGTAATGAATCATCTATAGTAGTAACTGTAATTGTTGCATTAATTCCAGGATTTGCTGATACAAGATTTAATCTATCATTGATATTATAATAAGTACCGTTTGATAGTATTTCTAATCCTGTAGGAGCACCAGAAGATACTGATGTTACTTTTAATTTTAATCCTGCTGCATTAGATTTAATAGGATTAAGATCTACTAAATCATTTTGTAAATAACCAGAACCACCACTTAAAATATTTAATGAAGTTACAGAACCAGTTGAAACTGAATTAACTTCAAATGTTAATCCTTTCCCTACCGGTTGCTCTTGATTTAGTTCTAAAATATCACCAACTCTATAATCAACACCAGTTGAATCTAATTCTATTGTATTGATTGAAGATCCATCTAAGTGAACAACATGTGCCTTAGCACCAGTACCTGGATCTATTGAAGGTGTAATACTAAATGTATCATTAACTTTAAGATTAATACCAGTTCTTGTAAGATTTAATGTACTTATCTCACCAACAGATCTTAATTTTGCGTCTGCAGTTGCTGCAACAGAAGGGCTTCCGCCGCTTATGCTTACAGTTGGTACTGTTGTATAACCAGAGCCTGGATTTGTTATTTTAATTTCTTTTACCGATGATGTAACAACTGGAGTTGCAGTAGCAGCAACAGAGAAGCCACCTCCGGTAAGAACTGCAGATGCAGAGCTATAACCAGTACCTTGATTTAAAATAGAGATACTCGTTACATTAAATTCACCAACACAAGTTGCTAAACCTAAAATAGATGGAGAACCACCTACTAAAGTAACCTTAGGTGTATCTGTATAACCGCTTCCTGGAGTATCAAGAACTATTGTATTAATATATTTTGATATAGTAGATGTTATGTAACCATCTTGTCCTGAAGTTGGAGAACCACCAATAATATTAACAGTTGGTGCTGAGTCATAACCAGAACCTTTATTTGTTAAAAGTACATTAGTTATTTTATATTTTACTGTTGTTGATAATGCCGCCGAACCTAAGACTTGTGATAGCACTGGAGTTGGTGCTGATGTATAACCAGAACCAGAAGTTACTAAACTTACTGAATCAATAACTGCATTTAGTTTACATGTAGCCC